TCAAATCTTAAGTGGTAATGGTAGTGCTCCAAACTTACAAGGTATTTTACCAGTAGCTACAGCTGCAACAGGTGCTGCTACAGTAGACGTAGAGCAATTAGTTCAAGCTATTGCTCAGTTAGAAACTTCTAACTATTCTGCTACAGGTATCTTAGTTAACCCAACTGATTGGGCTGCTATTATGAACACTAAGAACACTAACGCTGCTTACAGCTTACCTGCTTCTACAGTTGTTACAACTGATGGTAGTGTATCTATCGCTGGTATCCCTCTTTACAAATCAACTGCAATCGCAGTAGATAAGTTTGTAGTAGGTGACTGGTCTATGGGTGCTCAAATTATGCAGAATCAAGGTATCTCTGTTCAGTTCTCTGAATTTGATGCTGATAACTTTACTAAGAATATGATTACTGTAAGAGTTGAAGCTCGTATCGCTTTACCTATCTATTACGCTGGTGCGTTTATTTATGGTGATTTCGGTAACGTTGCTTAATCTTTAATTAGATTTACAATACAAGGGATAGCCTAGAAAGCTATCCCTTTTTGTTTACACTAAATTTTAACTATTTTTGTAAAAATTAGCATAATGCAGATACTAAGAGATGTAGCGGTTTTATCCGAGATTATATCAGAACCAATAACACTTTCTGAAGCGAAGAACTATCTAAGAGTAGATTACTCAGAAGATGATGCTTTAATAACAGCCTTAATTACAAGTGCAAGAGTTAGACTAGAACAATACGCTGGAGTTGCTATGACCGAAAGAACTCTACAAGTTATAGCTTATGTAGATGATTTAATAGAACTACCTTATGTGCCTATTTCTACGATATTAAGCGTAGAGTATTTTGATGGCCAAGATTGGGTAACCTTAGAAGATGGTAGTTATACTGTTATAGGTATTAACTATAAGAAAATATCTACTTTATATTATCCTTCAATGGAATATAGGTTTACCTATAATTGTGGCTATTGTGAGCCTCCTAGTTCTATGAGAACAGCAGTTTTTAAATTGCTATCAGACTTGTACGAATACAGAGAGTCTAGCGTTGAGTCTACTAAGCCTAACAGCAACGTAGTTACAGCTTACGAATTAATGAAACCATTCAAAAGAATTAACATATTTATCTAATGATTGGAAAACTTAGAAATAGAATAACCTTTAATAGCAAAACAAGCGTTTCTGATAGTGCTGGTGGCTTTGTGAACACTTTAGTATCTTATTATGTTTGCTGGGCTGAATTAGTGTCTAATAGCAATTCTAAGACCAATATAACAGGTAGAGATAGCTTGAATGATGCAATTACTTTTAGGATAAGATATACAACAGGCAAGACATTTACTCAAGCTCTTGTAATTACTTGGAAGTCAAGAACTTATCTAATTAACTCTATTATTAACGAAGGAGACTTGAACCAATATTATTTAATCGGTTGTTCAACTCTTAAGTAATGGCTAGTTTTCAAGCAAAGATTATTGGTGTAGATGCCATTATCAGAAAGATTAACGCTGCTCCTCAAAAAGTAGCTGAAGAGTCTACTAAGATTATAAACGATTCTGTTAAGGAAATATCTAATGCAGCTAAAGCAAAGGTTCCAGTTAAAACTGGGTTGCTAAAAAATTCTATAGGTTATAATTTATATACGCAAGGTATAGGAGCCTCTGTTTATGCCGATACAAGATATGCTGCTTATGTGGAGTTTGGTACAGGAGATTTTGGATTTGGGATACCTGTTTACCCAAATATTAATATGAGTGATTTAGAGAGTTATGCTTTATCGTTTAAAAAGAATAAAAAGTTTATAGGGATGCCATATAGACCATATATGTTTAATTCATATAGCGAGGTTTTAGGCAAGATGGTTAACAAGATTAAGAAAATAAGGATATAAATATATTTCGTTAAATTTGTAAAAAATGAAGGACTGCGGATATACATTAAGGAAGGCTTATATTGATAAGCTTACAGCGGCTTCTTACTCATTGAGTGTTTATGATACCATAGCACCTGACACAGTAGAACCACCTTATTTGATTATCAGTAGTCAGACACAAGCAGAGAATAGTAATAAACAAAGCTTCGGTTTTGATGTTAGTATTCAATTTGACATAGTTTATAGGACTTTTAAAGCAGGTGAAGTTGGTCAGAAATCAGTAGATATTTATACTAATGATTTTTTAGTAATTGTAGGAGTTAATCCTCCTAACTACCCAAATACGGCACCTGATTTTAAGATAGTAACTAGAAGGGTTATCTCTAATATTGCTACCTTTGACTATGTGAATGAAGCTTATGTTTTCAGAAGGGTGATAACAATGGATCATTTCGTGAATCAATTAACATAAAATAAAAATAAAATAAAATGCCGACAACAAGTGTATTTAACGGAACCTCATTAGTGGTTCTAATCGGAACGGAGGTAATAGGTTTTGCTACTTCTTGTTCATTAAGTTTAGCTATCGATACTCCTGATGCTTCTACTAAACAAAGTTTAGGATGGGCTGATGAGATTGGTGGACAAAAATCTTGGTCTTTAACAACTGATGGTTTAGCTACAGTAGTACCTGGTACAGTTGCTACTTATGTAACTACAGCAGAATTGAATGCTTTAGCAATCGCTAGAACTTCAGTTTTAGTTAAATTTACAACAGTAAACAATGGTACAGTAGATGGTGTAACTCCAGTTACAGGTGATGTGATTTATTCAGGTCAAGCATTTATCGAGAGCGTAGATATGACTGCTGATATGGAGAATCCAGTTACTTACTCAGTTTCTTTCAAAGGAACAGGAGCATTAACTATTGCTACCAACGCATAATAACCAACCAAAAATAAACCAAAATGAGAGGACAATTTGAATTAACTCTTTCCGATGGAAAGAAGATACCGATGCGTTTTTGTACGTGGAGTCTTAAAAGATTCTGTCAATTACAAGGCATAGGGCCTTCTGACATAGGAGAGGCTTTAAGTGGACAAACATCTTTAGATGCTATAATAAACTTACTGAAAGCTGCTGCTGAATATCCATTATACTCACAAGGTATAACACCAAACTTTACTGATATTGAAGTTTGTGATTGGGTAGACGATATGGGAGGAATGGGAAGCTCAAAGTTCCAAGAGGTGATGACAGCATTATCAGAAAGTATGCAAAGCGGTATAGAAGTAGCCCCAACAAAGTCAAGTAAAAAGGATGGAGTAAAAAAAAATTAGAGTGGATTGACATAGAGAAATATACAATGGGGGAGTGCAAAGTGCTTCCCCATTTGTTTTGGGAGATGACGATGGCCGAGTTAGATTTTGTGTGGTATGGTCAAAGACACGAAGAAGAACAAAAATGGATTAAGATTAGATGGCAGACAACAGTCTTAATTAACATTCAATTACCTAAAGGTAAAAAAGTCAAGCCTGAAGATCTAATAGAGTTAGATTGCGATATTCGTAACTTTGTGAAGCCTAGAATAATGGAAGAAGATGAATTAAAGGCAGTACTAAAAAAATATGGACATATATAAACTTATAGGATAATGGCAGATAATCAGATGGTTAAAATTGAGTTCGACTTTGATTTAGGAAATGTTCCTGCATCAGCTAAGAAATTTGCTGAATATCTAAGAGGTATTGAAACAACTTCTAAAGAAACTGCAGAGCAATTAAAAATGCTAGGAGATGATATAGATAAAACTTCTGATAAATTAAAACAATCAGGAACAAGTCTAAAACAGACTAATAAACAATGGACTAGTTTAGCTTTAATTATTCAGGATTTACCTTATGGATTTAGGGGTATTCAAAATAACCTTCCTGCATTATTTGGTTCATTAGCAACAGGTACAGGTGCTGCATATTTTGCATTTTCTGCTATAGTTGCAGCTATTACATATTTTGATATGAATGTAAAAAAGGCAACAGAAACCGTTACCAAGTTTACAGAAAAAACATCAGAAAGTAAATTAAAGGTATCTGAATTAGAAGGAGTATTTTCAGCTGTAAGACTAGGTACTTTAAGTGCTAGAGATGCAACAAGAATGTATAATGACAGTCTTGGCGATTTATTTGGCAAGGCAAAAAGTGTATACGAAGCAGAACAATTATATATTGCAAAGACAGAAGGTTATGTAAAAGCACAATACTTTAGAGCAAAAGCTGATTTAGAATACGAGAAAGCAAAGGATGCATTAGCTAAAAAAGACCTTGCTTATGGTGAAGACCAAATTGGCATTATTGGCAAATTAGCAATGGCTACTAATGCTTTTTTTAAATCAGGAGCATTTCAAGGAATAGGTGGTTTATATAGTACTGCAAAAACACTTGCCCAAGACTTATCTGAAAAACAAATAGAATTAGCTGGATATGAAACAGATTTTCAAGAAGCTCAATTTAATAAAAGAATAGCTTTAGGCAATGGTTACAGAAACAAAGCATTTGCTATTGAAAAACAATATGGTATTAAATCAACTACATACCAAGATGATTTAGATAGACAAGAAGAAATAAGAAGAAAAAAGATTTTAAAGGAATATCAAGACAACCTTAAAAAGACTGAGAAACTAATGTCTGAAATGAGGAAAAGAGAAGCCTTGGGTATGAATCAAGGCACAAGCCCAATCCCAGACAGTTTTGAGCAAGATATTAAGAATGCAGAAAAAGAAGAACAAGATAGATTAGCTTTTCAAATTAAAAATCAAGCAGAAAAGTCAAAAAAGACTTTAGCTGTAATTAAAGACCAATACAGAACCGAGGTTAGTGAAGCTGAAGGAAGTTATGAAAAGATAAAAATTGCACAAGATAATATGGCTGCTAATTTAAACGCAGCATTTATGGACAATACCTTAACTAATGAGGATAGACATAAAGCATTTATTGATTTAACGATGCAACAAACTAAGTCAGCAGTACAAAATGCTAAAGAATTAATGGCTCAAACTGTTCAAATAGGCATTGGTATTATGAATGCCTTAGGCCCAGCTTTTGATTTACTATTAGAAAAAGGTGCAGATCTTGGAGAGGTTTTAAGTAGAGCATTTCAAGACATTATTAAGAAATTAGTAAAAGTTGCTATTACAGCAGCAATCGCAGTAGCTATTATGTCTATGATTCCTGGACTTATACAACCAGGTAAAGGTTTAGCTACATTTGGTAATTTAGTAGCTGGTGGGATGGGTATGGGTTCAGCTTTATTTGGTGGTGGTGCTGGGACAGGAGCAGATGCAACAAAAGCAACCAATTCAATTAATACAATACAACAAAATCCAGCAGCAGATAATAGTGGTCAATTTGTATTAAGAGGAAGTGATTTAGTATTAGCTTTGAATAGGTCAGAAACATCATTAAATTTAAGAAGAGGTTCATAATGGCATATTATAATAAATATAAATTTACGTTTGCTACAAGAGCTAATAAGACTGCTTATTTGTATTTACAAGAGGACTTAGCCTCTGCACCAACAGTTATTGAATACCAAGGAGTAAATATAAATTTACAATATTTACCAACTTCAGATGATCCGTATGAACCAATATTTGCTAGTCAGTTAGGGGTAACCATAGATGTTACCGATGACTTAGCTAATTTACCTGATTTTGTTAGCACAAATGATAGAAAATATTATGCTAAATTATTCTTAGGGGATGATTTAGAATGGGTTGGATATACGCTTAATGATAATATACAGATATCATTTAGTACAGGTAGAAAGCAAATGTCATTTAATGCTGTTGATGGCCTTGGTATGTTAGCAAAGATTCCTATTTATACAACAAATCTTAGCAATGTTACAAATAGTGTAAGGTCACTTCTTACTTATATGCTAACGGCTTTAAACTCATTAAACTTTCCTACAAACCTTAATTTGATGACAGTATGCTCTTATTATGCTACAGGGATGACAACTAGGTCATCAGGCAATCAATACGAGCCTTTTAATCAAACATATTTGCCTATAAGAACATTTAAAAATCAAGATTATACATACGAATCTTGTTATGATGTTTTGAGAAAAATAATAAAATCTTTTGGGTGTAGATTATTCCAATCAGGTGGAAAGTGGTGGGTAGTAGCTGTAAACGAGTTTGCTAATGAAAATAATTATTTTACTCAATATAGCTCAGCTGGTTCGGTTGTATCAAGTGGTAGCAACTTAAATACTCTTAGTAGTATTCAGTCTTATACAGGCAATACAAGTGGTTTATATTTTATAGACAATAGTCAAATGAAATTAATGCTAAAGGGCTTTAATAAAATAAATTTAGTTCAAACTATAAACTATGATAAAAATTTAGTTGATAATGGTAATCTAATGGTTTACGTTGCTAGTCCATTAGCCTTTCAATCATATAATATATATAATACAGGTGCTGGTTCTACTTATACATATTTTGATTGGAGCACATCAAATGCAAAACTAGATTTTGTTACATTAGACATAACATATGTAGGAGGCGGTGGAAGTACTACTGTAGAGTTAGAAAATCTACCTAAGGTTTCTGCCTCTGTAGATTTAACATATTCTATGTTTTTTAAAAGTGCAAATAGTCCAATATCAAATGCGTTTGGTAGATTAAAAATAAAAGTAATAGGTACTTCATCTACTTATTTCTTATTAAAAGATGGAAGTGGTAATGCCTATTGGAATACTGTTGATGATGGTAATGGTTATCTTATACCAGGATTCGCTTTAGGAAATGATGGAGCTGCATTTACTATAACACTTCCTCCAACTAAGGTTACTGGACAATTATATATCAGTTGGATAAATGATGGTTTAGATACTTGTAGTATAACTAATTTTAACTTGACATCAAGATATATAGTAGAAAAACAAGAGTTTAGTGCATATGTAAATTCCTCAAATCAATATGCAAAAGAAATAGAATTGCCTTATGGCTATGTGCCTACATCAGAATTTCCTACAGCAGAGGGCGAATTATTATCAAGTACTTCTGCACCACTTATAGGATGGATTAGATTTGGTATGGCTTATACAGGTGGGAGTTTAAATGCATTAATATTGCAACAATATATAAATTGCTTTGCTAAAAAAGTTATTAATATAGATGGTTCTGTAAGTAGTTTTGTTACTACTAATGCTAATTATCCTTATATGAATGCTTCTAAATTAATAAAGGCAACAGACACAGATCCATCACAAATAAGCGTAGCTAATAAGCCTTATATGATAGGGAACTGTACTATTGAATATGTAAACAATAGCATATCTGCTACTTTATTAGAGATTTCTAATACAGATATAGTGGCAACAATTAAAAATTTTACTTATTATAAATTTACAAACGAATAGAATATGCCAAGTGTAGTAAACGGAGAAAATGTAATATTATATAAAACAGTAGGCGGTGTAGATACTGTTTTTGGTGCTGCTACAAACTGCACCTTTGATGTTAGTGTAGACCAAGTAGAAGTAACTAGCCAAACTTCTGCTTATTTTAGAGAATACAAAATAGATGTAGCTGGATGGACTGTTAACTGCGATGGCTTAATATCTTTAACAGGATACTCCTATAAGGATATGTTAGATTCTCAACTAGCTAAATCTACAATAGGTATTAAGTTTTCTATATATGATGGTACTACTACAGTCCTTATTACAGGCAATGCTATCATTAATTCTTTATCTATTACAGGCCCTAATAATAATACCTCAACTTACTCAGTTAGTTTAACTGGAGTTGGAGCATACACAATAACTTAGTAAATTTGCCAAATGGGAGTTGTTTCAGGCGAAAATATTATTTTATACAAACTAGATACTTCTAGTATTCCTGCAACAGAGATACCATTTGCCTGTTCTACAAGTTGTTCATTTTCTTCTACTACTGATATGGTTGAGTTGGCTAGTCCAACTAATGCTTATTTTAAGATTCCTACTATAGACCTTTCTAGCTGGAATGTTACTTGTGATGCTTTAACATCCTTAAGTGGATACGCTATAGATGATATAGCTAATGAGCAAAAGAATAGAACCATATTTACAATTAGATTTTCTATTGATAACGGGATTGACGGCTATAAGTACGTAAGTGGCTATTGCTTCATTTCAGGTTATTCTATTAGTGGGAGTATGAATAGTGCAAGTTCTTATTCAGTATCTTTTACTGGTACTGGCATTTATTATGTTGATCCTACACCAGTAACTACTACTACGACAACATCTACCACAACATCTACAACTACAGCATCACCATACAATTATTATATAGCAGATTTTTATGATTGCTATAGCTGTACGGTTGTTACTAGCAATATAAAAGTAGCTTTCCCATTAGCATTTACTCCTACTTTGAATAAGTTTTATAAGCCTGTAGATGGCTCTAAAATTTATGTTTTTTATGTTAAATCAGTATCTACTATTGGTACTGCAACTGTATTACAAAGTATTCCTTATAATACTTGTAATGAAATATGTCAAATTACTACTACTTCTACTACGACAAGCACAACATCTAGTACAACATCTAGTACAACGTCTAGTACAACATCTAGTACAACATCTAGTACGACAACAACCACAACAACGAAAGCTCCATTTACTGCTTGCATGAGTGATTTTAGCGATGCGAGTGCATGTAGTTGTGATGGGCTAAGTTATGGTACTTTTACTTTCTATGGTAGTGGAATTGATATTTGTTCATCTACAACTATAACATCAAGTGGTATTTTAAATACGATTGAAAACAATGGGTTTTTCTGGATAGCTAGTGGTGGTATTGTGAGATATTATCAAAAGAATGGTGCTACAAGCTCAGCAACAGCACAAGCTGCTTGTTATAGTTGCCCAGCTCCAACGACTTCAACAACTACTACGACTTCAACAACTACTACGACAACAACAACTACTGTGGCACCTCCTATATTCTCTTTCTATACTAATACTGGTAGAAATGGTTCTACAGCAGCTTGTCTTGCTTCTCCTAGCATCTATCTATGGGCTTATGCTAATATATGGGGTGGTGGTACAACTTACTATGAAGGTACCTCAGGAGGCCCTACAATACCTATTACGCTATATGCTGGAGCTGACCAATGGTTTGCTAATGGTGGTGTAGCTATTCAAATTAATGATTCAGGTGTAAGTTATAACGATACTGGTTGTACGACTACGACAACAACGACAACAACCACAACTACTACTTTACCTCCATCTACTTGTAAGCACTTATTGGTTACAGTTACTCCTACAGATAGAGCAGCTTCTGATGATGGATATGTGTATTTTGAAGCAGCAGATTGTTCTGGAACTCCTATATATTTGCAGTATAATACCAATAAAACCAATTTTGATACTGGCTATTGTTATGGTACTGGATATGCTACTTATGTTTATATTCTTGTAGGTGGCACACCAACTGCCCCAACAGGAGGAAGTACTATAGTGATGGGTTCAAACTGCTAAACCAAAACCAATGAGATACGTTTGTTGCCAACCTGCTACGGATTACTATACCTGGCAAGTAGAAGTTGTAATTAACAACTTTAAAAAACACGGAATTAACCCTAATAAAATAGATATTGTATGTGGCATTGTTGGCCACGTACCTGAAACTTGGGTTAAACTAGCTAACCATTACAATACTGTTAGATTCTTTTTTTATCAAGACACAAGAGAAGACAAAGGCTACGCACCTTCTATATACTTCCATTTACTTAAACAGCATATCTTAAGGGATGATGTCAAGTACGATATACTTTATCTTCACGATTCAGATATAATATTTACTAAGACTCCAGATTTTGCTGCAATGGAGAAGGGTAATGTTTGGTATCTAAGCGACACAAACAGCTATATTAACTACGATTATGTTACAAGCAAGGGTTATGAGGTTTACGAAAAGATGTGCGAAATTATAGGCATCTCTACGCAAATACCGAAGCTTATGAATAACAATAGTGGAGGTGCTCAGTACATAGTCAAAAATACTACCTATGATTTTTGGAATAAGGTAGAATTAGATAGCGTAAAACTATACAAGCATTTCTGCGAAACAGAGCATTTATATAAGCAGGTTGACGAACACGACTATCCTATACAAAAGTGGACTGCAGGTATGTGGAGTTTGCTTTATAATGCTTGGTTAGCAGGTCACGAAACAAGAGTAGATACAAGGATGGATTTTGGGTGGGTGACTAGTCCTTATGACCACGCACTAAAATATACTGTTTTACATAACTCAGGAGTGACAGGCCCTGATATGCGTATGTTTTATAAAGGTACGTATGCTAATAAGTTGCCCTATGGGGACACTATTGTTGTAGATCCTAAGAATGCTTCTTATTACTATTGGCAAGAGGTTTGTGAAGTAGGTCAAAAATCAATACTATAATATGCTTAGAGAAACATTTACAGAGATTTATGAGAAAAATCTATGGTCATCTTCTGAAAGCAAAAGTGGCTTAGGTAGTGAATTAAAGAGTACAGAAAAGATTAGGGCTGAATTACCTATCCTAATAGATAAGTTTGGAATTAAGTCTATTTTAGATATACCCTGTGGAGATATGAACTGGATGAGTACTATCAATTTTGATGGTATAAAGTACATAGGAGCTGATATTGTAACAGCCATTATAGATACTAATAGAATAGTCTACCCAAGCAAGGAATTTAAGGTGTTAGACATTACAAGCGATATACTGCCCAAGGTTGACCTTATTTTTACAAGGGATTGTCTAGGACACCTTTCTAATGATAATGTCATTAAGGCCATTAAGAATGCGAAAGAGAGTGGTTCTAGGTATCTATTAGCCACATCATTTACCAAATGGGATAAAAACCCTGATATAGACAACGGAGGATGGAAGTGTATAAACCTAATGATACATCCTTTTTACCTTAACCCTATCTACCTAATCAATGAAGATTGCAAGGAAGGCTATCCTCATTATAACGATAAGTGTATGATTTTATTTAAACTAAATGACTAAACTAGAAGAAATATTAAGGTCTTATGCTAGAATGTTTAACCCTACAGATGACCAAAAATTCATAGCAAAAGAGAGATTATCTACTTGTATTGAATGTGAATATTGGGTACAAGGCAAGGTATTAGACTATTGTGGCAAGTGTAAATGTGCTACATCTGGCAAGGTGTTTTCACCTGTTGGTGGCAATGCTTGTCCAATGGGAAAGTGGATTAGATAGACTTATTTAATAATTGATTAAATTTGTAAAAATTATAAAGAATGTCCTGCATAAGCACTAACGCTGATTTTAGACCAGCTCAATACAATATATCTATTTGGAAAACTAATACTTGGAGTCAGATATTCCTTTTGACTGCTAATACTGTGCCTATTGACTTAAGTACAGCAGCTGTAGAAATTGAGATTAGAAAGACAATTACTTCTTCTACTGTCGAACTTACCTTAACGGAAGGTGGTGGTGGCATTACAGTAGGTGGTCAGAATAACAATATGATTACCATTAACAAAGACATCAACTTAGCAGCTGGTAACTATGTGTATGATATGGCTGTTAAATTTTCTAATACCAATATAAAAACATATATCTGGGGTAACTTTATTGTTTATCAAGATATTACAAATATATAATGAGCACAGAAATAACAATTACAAGTACTACGATTGACATTAATGTTACCGAGTCACCAATAACAATAGAGGCCCCTTCAGGAGCCTATCCATTACCTACAAGTGTTTATAGCGTGTTTGGTAGAACAGGTAATGTTGTTGCTGCCGAAGGAGATTATACCTTAACTCAATTAGCAGGTGTTACTATTACTAGTCCAGTTAGTGGACAAGCCTTAGTGTATAATGGTACATCTTGGGTAAACAATACCGAAACTTATGTAGGTACTGTTACTAGTGTAGCTGCAACTGTTCCAACAGGTTTAACTATAACAGGATCGCCAATAACTACATCAGGCACTTTGGCCTTTGGTTTGGCTGCTGGTTATTCTATTCCTACAACAGCTAAACAAACAACCTGGGATACAGCTTATAACGATTCTATTGTTAGTGCTGCTGTTACAGGTACTACTACAAAGACTCTAACACTTAACCAACAAGATGGTGGAACTGTTACTGCTAATTGGTCAGACTTACAACCTGTTACTTCGGTGTTTGGTAGAACTGGTGATGTAGTAGCAGTTAATGGTGATTATACTACTACTTTAGTAACTGAAGGAACTAATTTATATTATACTCAAACAAGATTCAATACAGCTTTCGCTGCTAAGTCAACAACTGATTTAGCAGAAGGAACTAATCTTTATTATACTGATGTTAGAGCTAGAGCTTCTTTAAGCTTTGTAGCTGGTTCAGGTGCTTATAATTCAACAACAGGTGTTATAACAATACCTACCAATAACAATCAAATAACTAATGGTGCTGCATATATAACTCTAACAGGTTTAAGTGCATCTGCTCCTTTAAGTTATAACAATACTACTGGTGCCTTTAGTATTTCTCAAGCGAACACAACTACTAATGGGTACTTGAGTTCATTTGATTGGAATACTTTTAATAACAAACAAATAGCTTTAACCTTTGGTAACTTAACAAGTTCTGATATTACTGTAACAGGTGGTACTGGAGCTATCATAGGTGCAGGTTCTACTTTGACCTTAGCTACTGTTAATACTAATACAGGAACGTTTGGTTCATCTACTGCTATCCCAGTTATAACTGTGAATGGCAAAGGTTTAATTACAGCCTTAACAACTACTGCTGTATCTATCCCTTCAGGTTCATTATCTTTTATAGGTGATGTAACAGGTACTGGGACTACTGGTTCTGATACTACTTTAACTTTAGCAACAGTTAATACTAACGTAGGTGCCTATGGTTCATCAACTAGCGTACCTACTATAACAGTAAACGCTAAAGGATTAGTAACTGCTGCAAGTCAAACTGCAATACCAACTGCAACTAGTTCTGTTAATGGTTTATTGACTTCTACTGATTGGTCAACCTTTAATGGCAAACAAAACCAATTAAACGGAACAGGGTTTGTTAAGGTGACAGGTACAACTGTTTCTTATGACAACAATACTTACTTAACAACTATCTCAGGCATAGCTGCTGGAGGTGAATTAAGTGGCACTTATGCAAGTCCATCTTTAGTTAACTCTGCTGTAACAGGCAAGGTTCTAACTGGTGTAAACATAACTGGTGGCACAATAGCTGATACTGATTCTATCTTAACTGCTTTTGGTAAAGTACAAAACCAAATCAATGGCTTAATTGGTGGATCAATTTATAAAGGAACTTGGGATGCTAGTACTAACACACCTACTTTAACAAGTAGTGTAGGAACTGCTGGTAATTACTATATCGTATCTGTTGCAGGTACAACTAACTTAAACGGCATTACCGATTGGCAAGTAGGTGATTGGGTTATATACCAAGGTACTGAATGGGAGAAGGTAGATAATACTGATGCAGTAGTTAGTGTAAACGGATTTACAGGAGCAGTTAGTTTAACTACCTCTAATATTAGTGAGGGTACAAACCTTTACTATACCGATACAAGAGCAAGAGCAAGTATCTCAGGAAGTACAGGAATAAGTTATAACTCTACAAGTGGTGTTATAACAAACTCGGCACCTGACCAAACTGTTAGCTTAACAGCTTCTACTGGTATCTCTACTACTGGAACTTACCCTAGCTTTACAATCACTAACACAGCTCCAGATCAAACTGTGGCTTTAACAAGTGGTACAGGCATTAGTGCAACAGGAACTTATCCTAATTTCACTATTACCAATACTGCTCCTGACCAAACAGTTGCATTAACTCAAGGTGGTACTACAACAATAACAGGTACATATCCTAACTTTACTATATCAAGTGCTGACCAATATGTAGGAACTGTAACATCAATAGGCATTACTGAATCGGTAGCTGCACTTTCTATTACAGGAAGCCCAGTAACTACAAGTGGTAATATTAATATTGGATTTGCAGGAAGTGCTAGTCAGTATGTTGCAGGTGATGGTTCATTAGTAACATTCCCTACTATTATAACTCAAGCACAAAATTTAGTTGCTGAAGTTTATAATAATACTGGTGCTACTTTAACAAAAGGAACAATAGTTTATATTGATGGTGGTCAAGGCAACTTACCAACTGTGACTAAAGCAATAGCTACTAGCGATCCTACATCAGCTCAAACCTTTGGTTTTATTAATGTTGATTTAACAAATAATAACAATGGCTATGTAACTATAATAGGCAGACTTGAGAATATAGATACTCAAGCCTTTGCAAATGGTACACAACTTTATTTAAGTGGTGTAACGGCTGGAACTTATACATCTACTAAACCACAAGCACCTATTCATTTAGTGTATGTGGCAATCGTTGTTAGGTCGCATCCAACTCAAGGAGTATTAGAGGTTAAGATACAAAACGGAGTAGAAATAAATGAGATTCACGATGTTCAAATTACAAGTATTGCTAATGGCAATATTTTACAATATAGTTCTGCTGATAGTTTATGGCATAATGTAGCTGGTACTACTACAAACATTGCAGAGGGTACTAACTTATATTATACAGATACTAGGGCTAGAGCATCTTTAAGTTTTGTAGCTGGAAGTGGTGCTTACAACTCTACAACAGGAGTTATAACTATACCTACTAACAATACTCAAATTACTAATGGTTCTAACTATATTACTTTAGCTTCATTATCTGCTACAAGTCCTTTAAGTTATAACAATACAACAGGTGCATTTACAATAGCACAAGCGACTACTTCAGTAAGTGGTTACTTATCAAGTACAGATTGGACAACTTTTAATAATAAGCAATCAACAATAACTAATCCAGTAACAGGCACAGGAACTACAAACTACGTTTCTAAGTTTACAGGCACATCTTCCATAGGCAATAGCTTAATATGGGATAATGGAACTAATGTTGGAATAAATACTGCTAGTCCTGTTACAACTAATTTAGTTGGTTCACAAACTATTGTAAAATCATACAATAGTGATACTCCAGTAAGTACAACTGCTCAAACATATTATACAAATCAAAGTAACTTATATCTATTTGGTAGAAATGCTGGTTTAAGTATTATAACAAACAGTACAAATGAAGAGGGTACTATTTTCTTTGGTAATGCTTCAACTGTTGCTTATGCTTCTATTAATACAGGTTCAGGCACATCATCAGTAGGTGGTGATATGTATTTTAAAGTAGGTAGCAATACTGAAAGAATGAGAATAACCTCAGCAGGTAATGTATTAATTAATAAAACAACTGCTGCTGGATATAATTTAGAAGTTAATGGTGCCGCATTTTATGATAAAAGTGATGGCACATATATAGCATTAGGTTATGGTGGTAGTGTAAAGGGTTATATAGGTATATCTTCACAAACTCAAGTTTCTGGTGTAACTAATGGTATTGGTTTAGCATCTGCTAATGATATGACATTTGCTACTGGTGGCAGTGCATCAGAAAGAATGCGTATTACAAGTGGAGGCAATGTAGGTATTGGTACAACAAATACAACTTATTCAGCATTAAATATAAAATCATCTGGTACATTTTTATATAATGGTATTGCTATTTATTCTACTAATGGCACAGAAAGTTTTTTAGGAATTGGTAATAGTGGAACTGAATGTGGTTTATTTGCAACTTATGGTGCAAGTGGTTCTTATTTACCAATTACATTTAGTACAAGCGGTGCTGAAAGAATGCGTATTACAAGTGATGGTACTTTATTAATTGGCGGTGCTTCAGCTTCAGGTGCTTATAATTGTTCATTAGGTAATGCTACTGCAAATACATATTATCAAGTTAGAAGTGCAAATACAAATTCTTTATTTGGAGCTGATTCTAGAGGGACTTGGTTTGGTAATTTAAGTAGTAAAGAAATTTATGCAAATGGAAGTAATCTTAATCCAGGTGTAGATAACTCAACAACTCTTGGTTCATCAAGTTATAGATGGTCAGTAGTATATGCAGTAAATGGTTCAATACAAACTTCTGATGAAAGACAAAAAACAGATATTTTTACATCTGATTTAGGATTAGATTTTATTAATAAATTAAACCCAGTTTCTTATAAATGGAAAGTTGGTGGTAATGATGTAGAATATAGTAGCGTAGAGGATGAAAATGGTAATCTTACACCTACATCTGTAGCAACACCAAAAGTAGGCATAAGAACACATTATGGTTTAATTGCACAACAAGTTAAAGAGGTATTAGGAAATAAAGATTTTGGAGGTTTTGTACACGACAAAGAAACAGATATGATGTCTTTAAGATATGACCAATTCATATCTCCATTAATCAAAGCTATTCAAGAATTAAATGAAAGATTAAACAAAGCAGGGTTGTAGAAAATACTTATATTTGCAAAAAATAACTACTATGATAAATCTATCTGAAGAAAACGTAAAAGCTCTTGAAGCTTACTTATTGGATGTTCCATTCAAATATGCGAACCCAATCCTACAATTATTAGGAAAATTAAACCAGGAGCAGAATCCACAAGCCCCTGAAGCAGAAGTTGTGGAAGGATAATGAAGTTCCTTAAAGACAACATCTTGTTTATAGCCGTAATACTCCTTGTGTTATGGCTATATTTTTTACTAAAACCTACCTACTTACCTAGAATTGGTAAGCAATTCGATACTTCTCAGTACAAAAAGATAGTAGAAATACACGATACTACGTACAAAACATTGTACGTTAATACGTACAAGAAGGGAAATGATATACCATTCTATATCATCGATTCAGTACAGATTCCTGTACACGATACCTTATACGTACTAAACGACTATTATAAGGTCAAAGCCTATTCTGACACTATTAAAAAAGATTCTAATATCTTTGTAGTGAATGATACTATCAGCCAAAATAGGATTATTTCAAGAGGTTTTACAGCCAATTTAACCGAAAAGACCATAATTACGAGAGAGTACTACGCTAGTAAACCGACTAATACCCTTTATTGGGGCATTAGAGGCTCATACAGCCCACTTAATGGCTTGGAAGTACTAAGTCCTTCCTTGATGTTAGGTGTCAAAAATAAGGCTCTAATAGGCCTTAGTGTAGATATTAACAAAAATTATAATATTGGATACTCAGGTAGTATCTACTTTAAAATAGGTAAATAATGAATTTCTTTAGAAAAATGGTTTCAGAAGACAAAGAGGTTTCCTCTAAAAGAGTAGCAGGAATCTTCGCATTAGTAAATGGGGTAGTTTTAGCTTACCTATCTGTTAAATATGATATTAAAGAATGGTCGTTTAATGGCCTTCTTACTTTCTCAGGTGTCGCACTTGGTCTAACAACAATTAATAAAATCTTTGAAAAAAAATCTAATGCATAGTATTTACAATTCTACTGAATTAACTTCAGTTGGTATGGCTTCTACAGCTATATCTTGGCTATCTTTTATGGATGTTTTAAAGGTTGGTTCTTTTACTCAATTAGCAGTTAACATTTTGTCCATAATATGGTTATCGTTACAAATATATAACTTCGTTAAAACGAAAGTTATAAAACGTAAAAAATGAAACTAACAGCTCACTTTGACTTATCAGAGTTTACTAGAAGCGAATCAGCCAAAAGGGAAGGGCTAGATAATACTCCCACATCAGAACATTTAGAAAACATAAAGATACTTTGCGAAAAAGTTCTTGAGCCGATAAGATTACGTTACGGCTCAATCAATATCTCTAGTGGATATAGGGGCAAAATGCTCAACCATTTCATTGGAGGTTCGGTTAATTCAGATCATTGTTTAGGCCGTGCGGCTGATATAGATATGGATGATAGTGGCACAGGAGTTACTAACAAAGAAATCTTTGACTACATTAAGGATAACTTAGAGTTTGACCAACTTATAAATGAGTTTAATTACGCTTGGGTGCACGTAGGTTATAGACAAGGTGCTAATAGAAAGCAAGTGTTAAAAGCTGTGAAAGAGAAAGGTAAAACAGTTTACCAGGTTATTAAGTAGAAAACCAAAACCAACAAATATGGCTAAAACCAAAAACGTGGGAATCGTGGGCGATACCCATTTTCCCTTCTGCCATCCTAAGTACCTCGACTTTTGTTATGAGGTATTTAACAAGTTCCAATGTTCTGAAATTGTTCACATCGGTGATGAAGTAGACAATCACGCTATCTCATTTCACGAGACTAACCCTAATGGGGAGTCAGCTTCTAAGGAGGCTATTATGGCTATGCAACAGCTTAACATTTGGTACAAGAGATTCCCTAATGTAAAAGTCTGTATAGGTAACCACTCAGCCCTACATAAAAGAAAGGCCATAGCGAACGGATTGCCTGAACGATTTATTAAATCCTATGAAGATGCTTGGGAAGCTCCTAAGGGCTGGAAATGGGCCTTAGAATGGGAAATAGATGGTGTTCTATATACTCACGGCACAGGCTCTTCAGGACAAGCTGGTGCCATCAATAGAGCAAGAGATGCTCGTCAATCAACAGTCATTGGACACATACACTCCTTCGGTGGTGTGCTTTATAGTAGCTCAGATAAGGATATGATATTTGGTATGAATGTCGGTTGTGGTATAGATATTAACGCTTACGCAATGGAATATTCACGACCTTTCCCCAAACGACCAACACTAGGATGTGGGGTTGTTTTAGATAACGGAAGAATTGCTATATTCGTGCCTATGCCATTAGGTAGCAAGATAATAAGGCTACCTAGGAAGTAGACAATTAACAAACTCACTTTAGACAATTAACAAATAAGTGTGTATCATATTGATAATCAATAAGGTATGCACTTTTTATTTCTGTAATAATTAAAACGTAAATTTGTATGGGCGAACAACATCCTGATGAAGTAATTAAGGCTCTAAAATTAGAGCAGAAATTATTAGAAGATAGACTGAAAGATGTAGCAATGAAACTAAGATTAATCATCATTAAAGAGAGTGCAAGAGATGTTACTGCAAATCGAACAGCTTACGGAAGACGATAGCTATGATCTAGAGGAATGTACAGAGCAAAGTAATGCTTGGATTAACATTCATTTAGTTGAATCAGTAACAGAAGATGATGAAGACAAAGACAGATGCTATGTCTATATGCAATCCCAAGACTTCTTCTATATTAATGAGAGCTCAGACTCTTTTATCAAGAGATATCAAGAGGCCTTATTCGGAACCGTTATAACAAGGTTCTACGATAAAACAAATAGGAATACTTAAGAAGCTCTCTCATAGTTGGTGGTTTTTGGTTTCACCCTCAGGTAAAAACTGGGGGTGTTTTATTACAAAAAAGCCCCATCGTAGAAACGACAGGGCTACCTTTATTTCAAAAAAACACACAAACTACTTTTTCTTAAACTCTTGCATTGCGTAAGTTAACATACCAACCAAGGTTAACACATATAAGCTTCTAGTAACCCAATGCCATACAAGTGGATTAAACTCATTTACTATAAAAGCAAATGGTAAATAAACACCTGCAAACAAAACTAATAAATTAATTATAATTTCCTTGATATTTGTTTTCATAAGAATAAGTTAAAATGGCAAGTCCTTTTTTGGCTTACCGTCAGCTACCCAAGT